ATGACTTATGATGAGGACAATGATATTTTCATTGGTAAAAAACCTTATACAAGCTGGGTATTAAATGTATCAGAAGCTAGATGGCAATCACCAATAGGTGATGCACCTGCATTATCAGAAGCAGAAGAAGAAACACACGTTTATAATTGGAATGAAACAGATCAAAGTTGGGATAAAGAAGAACAATAATCTGAATTAATTTATGGAAAAGGTGGTACTTTCAGAAATAGATATTATTACTGGAACAATTGATTGTCCAAAAGGTTTTGAAATAAATCGTGATAAGATTAAAAACGATATAATTACATCATTTATAAATCAAGAAAGAATAAGTAATAATGAAAAAAATTATTCTTATAATGATTATAAAGTACCTTTCTCACAACCCCTACAATGGTTTAAAGATTATTTAAGAGATCATTTTAAATTAGAACATAATAAAACATTAATACCAAAATTAGACTTTGGAATTATTCTAGAAAAAAAACAGAAATCACATACAAGAAATTTAGTAGAACCTTTAGATTTATTACACGCACCTGATTATACTTGTATATATGGTGTAGATATTGATGATGAAGAACAACTAGAAGTAGTAATACTTTATGATGATAACAGACGAGTTAATAGAACTTGGCATTTACCTTTACAAAATAATGGATATATAATATTTCCTAGTACGCAAAGATTTTTTATAAATGAAAGTAAATCAAGCAAACTACAAAGTATATTAATATCAACTTATGAATATATCTAATTACTATTGGTATTTTCAATCAGCTATACCCACAAGAATTTGTGATATGATAGTCCAATATGGCAAATCAGAAAAAGAAAAAGAAGTTATGGCTATAACAGGTGGTTTTGGTAGGGATAGAGATTTATCTAAACAACCTCTTAACAAAGAAGAAATAAAAGATTTACAAAAAAAAAGAGATTCTAACATTATATGGATGAACGACAGATGGATTTATAAAGAAATACAACCTTATATACATCAAGCTAATAAAAATGCTGGTTGGAACTTTGAATGGGATCATTCTGAGTCTTGTCAATTTACAATTTATAAAAAAGGTCAATATTATGATTGGCATTGTGATGGTTGGGATAAACCATATATGGAAGATGGTCCAACAAAAGGTAAAATAAGAAAATTATCTGTTACAGTAACATTAACAGACCCTAAAGAATATGAGGGTGGTGAATTAGAATTTGATTTAAGAAACGAAGACCCTGATAAAAAACCCAATATGAGAACGTGTACAGAAATATTACCTAAAGGTTCTTTAGTTATATTTCCTAGTTTCGTATGGCATAGAGTTAAACCAGTAACAAAAGGAGAAAGGAACAGTTTAGTCATTTGGAATCTTGGCTATCCGTTTAAATAATATGAATGATATAAAACAAGGAGGCAGTAATAAACCAAAAAATCACGTTGATTTTAAAAGTGAGTTTTATTTTCAAACTCCAATATGGGTAGCACAAGCACCTATGTTTATCAAAAAACTTATGCCGATTACAGATAAGTATATTAAGAAAGCAGATAAACTACAAAAAGAAACATTAAAGAAAGAACCTAAATGGAAAAAAAGTTTAGGAGATTTTGGTTTATCAAAACATAGTGAAACATTTTCTAATGATCCAAAAGTAAAAGAGTTTGTAGATTTTTGTGGTGCTAGAAGTTTTGAGTTTTTAGATTGGCAAGGTTTTGATTTAAAAAATCATAGCTTACACTTTACAGAATTTTGGGTACAAGAATTTAGTAGAAAAGGTGGAGGTCATCACGATACACACGTTCATTGGAATCAACACGTATCAGGTTTTTATTTTTTAGATTGTTCTGAAAAAACATCTGTACCAGTAATACACGATCCACGTATGGGCGCTAGAATGACAAAACTACCACAAAAAGATGCTAGTAAAATTACACTAGCAAGTGAGCAAATACATTTTAAAATACAACCTGGAACTATGATTATAATTCCTGGATACTTACCACACCAATATATTGTTGATAATGGTTTAGATAGATTTAGATTTATACATTGGAATATAAAAGCAGTAGAAACTTCTATATCTAAAGAAAAGAGCATTAAATGAGTTTTAAAAAAAATAAATACTGTGTAATAAAAGAAGCTGTTCCAAAAGACATAGCTACATTTGTTTATAATTATTTCATAATGAAAAGACAGGTAGCTAGAACATTATTTGATGAAAGATATATATCTCAATTTACAGATGAATGGGGAACGTGGACAGATCAACAAGTACCAAATACTTATTCTCATTATGCAGATGTGGCTATGGAAACTTTACTTATAAGAACCCTACCAATAATGGAAAAGAAAACAGGGTTAAAATTAAATCCTACTTATTCATATGCAAGAATATATAAAACTGGCGATATATTAAAAAGACATAAAGATAGATTTAGTTGTGAAATATCTACAACACTTAATTTAGGTGGTGACCCTTGGTGTATATATTTAGAACCTAAAAAAAATGTAGGAATACCTGATGGTAAAAAAATAACTACAACCAGTAATAACAAAGGAACTAAAGTTGTTTTGAAAGCAGGGGATATGTTAGTTTATAAAGGTATGGAATTAGAACATTGGAGAGAAGAATTTCAAGGAAATGAGTGTGCGCAAGTGTTTTTACATTATAATGACAAAAATTCAAAAAACGCAGATAAAAATATATATGATAGAAGAAAGCATTTAGGTCTTCCATCTTACTTTAAACAATGATAAAGGATAAACTGGTAGGAGAGTTACCACATACCACCAACTCTCCTGCCGTATTATGCAAAAATCAGTATTAATTTGTATTCCTAGTTTTGATCAAAAAATACATCTACAAACAATTTCAAGTATAATTCAAGTCAGAGATACCTTAATGCAAGCAGGTATTGGTTGCGGTATGATATGGTTAAGAGATAGTCTTATATCTAGAGCAAGAAATAAACTTGTAGATGCTTTTCTAAAAGATAAACAAAATACTCATCTATTTTTTATAGATGCTGACATTATATTTAACCCACAAGAATTTATTAGAGTTTTACTATTTGATAAACCAATAGTTACAGCTCCATACCCATTAAAAAACGAAAGACCAATAGAACAAGGTGATGCTAGTAGAGGTTATTGCTTTAATTTTCCATTAGGTAAATGCGATTTAAAAAATAATGAAAAAGGTTTTAAAGATGTAAATTATGCAGGTACAGGATTTATGTGCATAGAAAGACATGTATTTGAAATACTTATTAAAGAATATCCTGAAATAGAATATCAATCAGATATAGTAGCTAAGATTGGTGAAAAGTATGAAACACAATCAGTAAAAGGTACTAAAGAATATGCTTTCTTTGATTGCGGTATTCAAGGAAAAGGTATTTTGAAAGATGAGGAAAATACAAAAAGATATTTAAGTGAAGACTATTATTTTTGTGCATTGTGGAAACAACTTGGTGGCGAAATATGGACTGATTTAACATCTAACTTAAAACATATAGGATTGAAAGATTACGAAAGAGAACCTATACTAAAAGTTAAAACTAAAGAAAAAAATGACTGATGAATCTATTTGGGAAAAAGTTTTGCCACAATTAAGACAAGTTGGTGGTAGTCACTATAAAAACTTTAAGATACAACCTTATGAGTTTATATCTAAAAACAACCTATCATTTTTTCAAGGTTGCGTTGTAAAGTATGTTTGTAGGTATTTATTTAAAAATAAAATAGAAGATTTAGAGAAAATAATCCATTATTGTCAATTAGAAGTTAAAAAACTAGAAGATGAAGAAATGGATAACAAGTATAAGAAAAAATAGCGTTTAAACGGACAGAGATATGGTTTTTTTTGCGATTAACATAATTTTAAGTAAAAGGTACTGCCAATGACAAAAAGAAGTTCATATGGGGTAGTAATTACATATGAAAAGAAATATAAAGGTACAAGCATAGGTAGAAACCCAAAGAGTAAAAAAACTATGAATAAAAGTAAAAGAAGAACGTGGAAAAAATATAGG